CTTGGTGTCACATCTACGAAAGATGTCTACTACAGGACAATCATTTGAAGAAGGTAGATTGCCAACAGTCGATGACATTAGAGGTTCAGGTTCAATTAAACAAATCTCACACGACATCTTAGCTTTTGCCCGTAATATTACTGCTGATAACGAAAGTGAACGTAATACAATTAGGCTATCAGTACTTAAGTCACGTTATACAGGCAAGACAGGTCCAGCGGGTACGTGTACTTATGACTATGATACAGGCAGATTACAAGATGGGCTATACGATGATATGCTGGGTAACCTTGGCATATGATTGAAGTCCATTATTAAAAGGGAATAACTGATGGAAGATAACATGAAAGACCCTCTAAATGAAGTGGTGGATTATCTAATAAACAAAGTTTCTAATGTAAACATGAACAACCCTAAAGCAAATAAAGGAGCACAGATATTACGTACTATATCTAAGTTCAGAGATAATATTCCTAGCATTGTACAAGTGGCTTTCGATAAGATGTCTTCTAACTTTACTAGAGAGTATCCTGAACAACCAGTAGGCCTCGCCAAGACCACACAAGTTAGTGTAGGTATTGGTGAGCATGTGTTTACAAAATACTTTAATACTAAATGTAGCTTCCATCAAGCAATCAGGACAGGTGATCTTGTACTAGAAGCCTATGTTCAGTCAGGCTTTATTAATGTTAAAAGAGCAGAGGGGTTTGGTGCGTATAACGCCCAAGCTCCTTACATGATTGAACCAACAGAAAGATGGGAAGAGATAGGTGAGTTTAAGTTAATTGAAAGCAAAGGGCTACTCGTATATACGGTAGATGAACTACCTTCCGATATCAGTAACATTATGCAGCCTAAGAACTATCCTTTAATTAAACGATGGGGTATCTCAGCTCCTCAAGCTCAACGGGATGCTTTCAATAACATTTATATTGACTCCCCCTTTGTAAGAGCAGTAAATAACTTACAACAAACCCCATGGAAGATTAACTCAAAGGTACTGGATGTACTATTAGATAATCTAGATGACATCATGCCATCAGATATTCCTATGTATGACAAGGCTATACCTAAGAGTTTACTTAAAACTGCTTATGAGAAGTATCAGAAAACTCCTTCTGCTGCAAACAAGAGTGCTTATAATCTTATTGCTAAGGAATGGGAAAAGACTTTACGCCCATTACAAGTAAGAGCCAAACGTGCTGAGATTAAAACTACTATAGGTAAGGCTAAACAATTAAATGAGTGGGATAAGTTCTACTCTTTAGTTGACCTGGATTACCGAGGCAGAGTATACTATAAAGAACCTTATATGAACTATCAGGGTAATGATATTGCCCGTGGTCTTATGAGCTTCAGTGAAAGTAAACTCATTGATGATGCAGGTAAACGTGCATTAGCTATTCATACTGCTAACTCATACAATGAAAAGTATGAAGTAAACAATATACCTTCTTGGGTAGAAGAAGACTATAAGTCTATTCTTATCGAAGAAGGAGTTGATACTATCAGTGTAGATAAGTTTTCTCTTGAAGATAGAATTAACTGGTTTAATAACAACTGGGAGCTGATTGAAACCACTGCAGATCAAGGTATACTACATGACTGTGAGAAAACAGTTGTGTTCTTAGCTTGTTGTATTGAATGGTGTAACATTGCTGATATGGAAACAGAAGGGCTTGAGCCTACTTCAAGTATACCTGTAGCTATTGACGGTACTTGTAATGGCTATCAACACTCTGCTGCATTGTCTCGTGATGAGAAGACAGGACAACTAGTAGCCCTGGAAGATAGTAATGTGCCCCATGACCTTTACGTTAAGGTAGCACAAAAGCTGGTAGAGTTAGCTCCTGACTTCTTTAAGGATAGACCAATGTCTTATGCAGAGATACGTAAGTTAATCTCTAAGAGGGCTACAATGACCCGTGCATACTCTGCAGGGGCACAAACAATTGCTGAGTCTATGTACTCTGATTGTGTTCAAGCAGGTGCAGATGATCTATATAACATTACTCAGATTGACTGTGATGAGTTAGCTGTTCATATCCTTAAGGCTATTGAAGAAGTATGCCCGGGATCTCAGACAACAATGAAGTTCTTACAAGACTTAGCTCAATGGGAGCTAGGTACTTTTGAATACCAAGATAGTAACGGAAAGAAAGTCTCTCATGCTACTATAAATAAGTATAAGAAGTTAGCAAGGTTAGCTAACAAGAAACAAAGGGATGACCCAACAATAGAAAACACTCTTGAGTTAAATAAGATTAACTCTAAGATATCAGAATGTAAACTTGTGTTAGTAAAAGGACATGCGGGAGAAGACATTCGTTGGATGACTAAATCAGGCTTCCCTGTTATTTATAAGGTAAACGCTACAAGACAAGACACTTGTAAGTCTACCTTACGTGGTGTAATCGGTGGTGCTTCAAAGCAACCCGGTCGTATCAATCATGTAGCTAAAATATATTTAGATACAACAAACAGGAGGGAAGCTAGTGCAGGTATCTCCCCCAACTATATTCATTCACAGGATGCTACTCATATGGCTCTTGTAATAGATGAATTCGGAGTTAACTTCGGTGCAGTACACGATAGCTTTAGCTGTCATGCTTCCGATGTTGATAAATTGAAACAATTAACACAAGATAAATTCGTTGAAATGTACAGTGACGATAACCCCTTGGAAGCAGTTAAACGTTATATCACTAACAATGACTGCGATATAGAAGTACCAGAGCTAGGTAACCTAGATATAACAAAGGTTATTGGTTCTCGTAACTTCTTTTCATAGGTAAAACATGACAGATAAAACCCACTACAATTGGTTTGCTTTGCGTGATCGGTATCTACTGAGTAAAAATAAACTACCTTTAATGACCGATGAACGTTACTGTGAGATTGAAGGTATTGACCCTGAAGTATATGCTTACAGTAAAGATAAAATGAGAGATTACTTTATCTCTAAACAAGATAACCCTAAAGAAGGGGCTAGACAATATGATTTGTTTTTAGCTCACAACGGGATATTAAACAAAGAGGAATATTAAAATGGCAGAAAAGAAATCTTATAATGTTGGTGCTGAGATGGCTCGACAAGGTATGATTCCAGTAGAGTCTGAAATGAATATAGATGATATGGAGTTGGTAGAAGAGTTAGACCTAAGCCCTGGTCTTGCATATACACCTAGTATTAATAAGGCTGCGGCTGAAGCACAACGACAAAGAAATATTCGTAATGGCATGGCAGAAGGTTTAGGCAAAGGTAAAGCAATTGCTGCTGCAGATAAGGCTTATAATGATTCACGTAAACTAGCTCGAAAAGTTTTAGGATCTTAATAAATAAAAATACCCCCAAAGTACTTTATGTACCTTGGGGGTTTTTAAGTTTATGCAGGAACCATGTGAGTAATCTCATTGTTGGCTTCTGTTAGTGCTTTGATAACTTGGTTACCAATTTGTGACTGAGAAGTCATTCTTTCTAACAAACCACTATTCTCCATAGTAGCGCCTTTGCCATACTTAATATTGTGTCTGGCAAGGCTGTTTAAAGAAGGCCTAACTTCTGGTGGAAGCTTACCATAAGCTCTACCCACACTACTATGTGGTCTTTCTCCTCGGTTAAGTAAACCTGAGCTAGCCCTCATAATATCTATCAACGCAATAAAGTCATCACCGGATACTTTATTAAACTCTCTGGCTTTAATATTAGCCTGAGTAGGAGGTAAGTAGCCATGAGCCGCTGCTGCTTCTAGGATAGCCTTGCCTCTCATGTTTGATCTTACTGTAGTTTCTCTTTTTCTTTTACTTCTTGCAAGTTGATATGGTGCTAAGAAATTAGTTGCAGTGTTAGCATCTATAGACAAATCAGGTTCTGTTATTTCTAACTCTGATTTAGCCCCGTATATATTGTCATACAGTTTATCAAAGTATCCTGTCAATCCATGAAAAGAATTATTGTTGCTTTCTTCTCCCAGAAAACGAGTACCTATATTAGCGCCTTCTTTCCCATGCTTCATCTTAATATACATAAGTCTATCATTGTATGTGTCAACAACTCTGGACATCATGCTTGGCGCTTGTTTAGCGTAAGCAGGAATAGCAATATTATTATAAGCATTGGTAGAAAGCAAATGCCCTTCTGGCCCGGTAATAAGAGCATCATGAATAGCCACAGCCTGTACTGGATTACCTTTAAATCCACCATCAGGGCTGTTCATAGCTAATACAGCAAGGGTCATAATGGTTGAGTCACCGCCTTGAATAACATCAACCGGCCAAGCATTTCTTTGTTTGGTTCCAGGACGATATTCTACAGCATTATCACCCTCCAGTCTAACATCAGCTACCCCTGCGTAATCTTTTTGAACAGTAAATCTAGGTATATTCATACCAGCGATCTTATCTGTTTTAACATTAAGACCGTTAACTACTTGATCAATAACTCCTTGCTCAAGTTCAGGAGAAATATTACTTCCTGATAACTCTTGTACACCACCAAGCATATTAGTTATAGTAGATGGAGCATTAATAGCAGACATAGCGGTACCCAAAGCACGCATAGTAGTCTGATAACCATTAAGCTTACTCATATGTTTTTCCATAGAGTAAGTATAAAGATCTGTCATATCATTAAGCATTCTTAGGTTATCACCTGAGTAAAGACTTCTTAAATCATTCCATGCCTCATTAAGTACTGGACTAGTTACTGCAGCTTTGTTTACTTTGTCGAAAAAGTCTTCTGCTTCTGAATACATTTTCTGTGCTGTCTTACCATACAGACCCGCAACTACTAGGCCACGACCATAGTCTTTTGCGGCTCTATTGCCTCTTGCCTCCTGTAATGATGAAAACAACTTAGCCCAAGAAGCCTTGTAAGGTCCATCGTCCTGAGAAGTAAAGGTAGCCTTAACATCCTCATCCACAGTACTCCATATCTTTTCACGCAGTCCGGGGAACAATTCAGCTTCCGTATCTAGCATTTGAGGTAACAAACCTAAGATAGAAGCACTACTACTATCGCCTACCAAAATAGAAATCAAACCAGCATTAGACTGTCTAGCATCAGACTCCATCATATTCTGTAATCTAATATGCTCACCTTGCGGTGCAATAGATATTTGATATGCATCAATTAATACAGAACTAGGATATTGCCATTCACCTTTTTCAGTCATCCAAGGATTATTTCTGGCAAACTCGGAAAGAGTATTATTGTTATTAGCATCAATTAAATCTTTACCCATCGAAGAGGCCTTGCCTAACATAGTAGTACCGTAAGTAATATAGTCTAGAGGTACCCATTTAGAAATTGGTTTGTTATTTAAATTATCTCTTGAAAATACTTTAGCAGACTCAGGGTCAATATGTTTAGCCATCTGTGCACCTAAGTTATAGTACAAGTTAATAGCTTGAAATTCAGAAGGACTTCTAGCTTTAAGGTTATACAATGACCTTTGAATGCTTTGTCCTCTTTCAATTCCCTTTCCTGAAGCATTACCGTATACCTGCCTAGCAACTCTTACTGCTTGCGGTGCTCCTTGAGACCACAATCCAGAATTATTATCAATACGTACAGGTTGAGTTCCACTAAAAGTAAAGGAAGCTCGAGTAGTACCTTTCTGACCCATGATACTTAGGTTATTAGCTATATGAAAATATCTTAGTGTAGCAGGAGATTGTTTGTTTATAAGATAACTTGGTACCCTTTCCTCTGCTCTAACATTAATATCATTCATTTCCTTTTCAAGTTGTTGATACTTTTGGTTTATAATTCCTTCTGCCTTTCTTTGCCCGTGTTTTTTAACAAGACCTTCTTTATATACATCATCTAACTCTGATAAAGTACTGTTAAATACGGGGTCTTGCCTATCCATTACTGTTTTAAACATCTTGTCTTGTATAGAGTATAAGACAGGATTAACACCAATGGGAACACTACCTTGTAACTGTATAAAAGCTTCTGCAGCATCAGTGGATTTTACTGAGCCTCTCTTATCAAGAAAAACTTTCTTTACAGCTTCATCAAGTACACTAGCATTCATAGCAGGAAATTTAGGGGCCTTTAAACTAGTAACTACAGATCCTCTGCTATTAACATCATATAGCTGTGCTAATTTATTTGCTGAGTCCATATTAAGAGTAAGGTTATCTCCTAACAAAGGTATTACTTTACCTTTTTTACTTCTAGCCCATTTAATTTGTCCTTGATCTGTCAGATCTTTAATAAAGGTCATAGCCTGATCACGAGTATTTTTAATATTTTCTGCGGTAGGCTCGGTATTAGTTGGAGTACTTAATTTAACCATATCATTAGTAACAGAAGTTACCATTTGATTAAGCATTGGTTCTCCTGCTTCAAATACTTCTTGAACAGGATCTTCAATAATATCTTTGGAAGGAGTAATATCTTCTCCAATAGCTTGAGAGTAATAGTCTTCCACTCCTACATTATCGCTTGCCATTGTATTTTCAAAACGACGACTGTTAATGCCACTTAAAAGATTAGCTCCTGCTACAGTTAAGATAGGTTCTACTGTACGCCTTGACTCCTCATTTAAAGGATCAAAATCAACTTGCCAAGCAGAACCCGGAGTATTAAATCGGTTCGACTGAGACATACCAAAGTCCATCAAGGAGCTTGCATCATCTTGAGACCAAGTAACACTGGCCAATCTATTTTCAGGAGCAGCTATATTTGCGGTTACTAATTCAAGAGATTCTTGTAAAACACCAGTACTAGGTTGACCTGATACATTGGTAAAACTTGGAGCAACTGAGGGGGTAGCTACTTGTCTTGCAGTAGCTTCATTATATTGTTCTTGATTAGCAAAGATTTGTTCTGGAGTTAATTGTTCTTGGGTGGGTTCAATCCCTACTTCTGTAGTAGGAGTAGGTGCTACTAAAGCACCCACCCCTGTTTGCATTCCACCAGTTACGGGAACAGTTTGTTGTATGTTTGTTATGATATCTTGTGGGCTCATAAATACAGGCTGTTGTACTGGCTGTGCCATGTTAGGATCATATGTTGGTTGTGCAGGTGTTCCAGCTGTCGGAAGCCCGGCTTTCTTTTGTATATTCAACATTATATTTTATCTCTCATTAGCTTGAGTTAACAAGTCTATTAAAGGGTCTTTTGTTACTGATAGGCTGCCTATAAAAGGTAACATACCTACTGCTCTTTCTGCCCCTCTTTCTCCACCTTCTTCAAAAGCTTTTATATCTGATTGTATAACACCAAGAGAAGGTGCAACACCAGCAGCTTCAAGAGCACTAGCAAGAATACCGTTGTCCCCAGAGGCAGCGGCTTTGGCTCCCTTGCTCCAAATGCTGTTAAGCTCTTCAAGCAATAACTCAGGGGTACCTAAGAAGCCAGTATAATTAATAGCACGATAACTAGCTGATCTAAAGAATTCTTCATCCTCATCCTCAATCCACTCAGGTGTTTCACCATAAGTAACTAAGTCTTTAAAGGCTTGAGCTAGATAAGCTGTCATTACAATTGTAATAACCGAGCTAAAAGTGTTATAGGAGGTACCAGGAGGTGCAGTTTTAATATAGTTACTCCATAAGTTAGGAGTAATATTAGCGGTTACATGAGCAAGAAACCTTTTAAATTGGCTGAAAGGCCTAAAGACTTCTGATTCAAACACAGCGGGGGTAGATCCTGGTTGTGGTCTGGCAGAAAACTCATCTGTAAAGTTTATCTGTGCTAACCTAATTTGTTCAGTTAAAAAAGAAGCATCTTCTATTGTAACTTGATTAGAGCTAGTAATATCTTCGTCTAAATCACCATACTTTTTTACCATAGTAATAAGTTTATCTGGGTCAAGGCCATAACTATTTAGTCTATCTCTTGCCCATCTACCTGTATTAGATATATTACCTGACTCTGTATCTACTCTTACCTTTTCTAACAACTTACTTATTGCATCCAGAGCAAAGCTCATACGAGCACCTCGAATAGCGTTAGTCTGAGATGAAACTAAATTAAGTTTATAGAATATCTTCATAGTCTTTTGCATAAAAGGAGAAGTTGTGTTAACACCCTCGGTATACAAGATATCGTTGGCTGTAACAATATGACCTGACTCAATTAGTCTGGACAATTCTTTATTACCAATATCTCTTACGTCTATAGGAGTATAGGGTAACCCCATCTCGGCAGGCACAGAGTAATAGTCTGCAGTTACACCTTGAAGGAAGGCTTTAGTTACTCTACCTAGATACTTTACTTTTTCTTTACCTGACAAGCCAATAGTACCATAGAACATTTCCCCTACGTTAGCAAAGGCATTCATATCCATAAGCCGTAAGGTGGTTGTGGTAATCAGTGAGTTGTTTACTGCTCTTAAATAAGGGTTATCTACTTTTTGATAGGTACCCCTATAAATAGACATTAAACCTCTGCCCCAATTGACTAACTCATTATAAGTATTTTCGTCAATCTCATTCTCTATTTTAGCTTGATCAAGTAAATATTTAATACTAGAACCATCTCTTCCAAATCTATCGGTAAGAACTGCATCTGAAATAAGCCTGTCTGCGGTATTAATAATTGCAGCAAGGGTGTTTTTAGTTTCATACTTATCTCTAAACTCTTTAGTCTGAGCTATAGGAGTACTTCTTAGCATATTAATGTCTTGAAGCTGTGAATTATTATTTTTAATTCCTTCAGCGATTGTAGTGGCATACTCCCTGTTAATAATAATAGGAGGGACTCTACCTGAGCCTATAGTAGCAGGTTGTCCAATTAAGCTATCGATAAAAGATTCATCTATTCTTTTAGAATCAAAAGAATTTGCAGCAAGCAAAGCACCTTCTTCTCTTACTTGTTGTGCACTAATGGTGCCTGTGTCTCCAGACTGTTCCATTAAAGAAGCAACTACCTCTGACACAGAGTCTATATCATCACTTAACTCTTGAATAGCCTTATCTTGTTCCGGGGTTAACGTTGCTGGATCTGATTGTAACAACGCTTCAAACTCAGATACATTTTTTACCCCAACAGATTTAAAAGCAGCATTAAGAGAAGGTAGCTTGGAGGTAATCTGGCCTCTCTGATAATCTATTTCTGAGTTAGCATTAGTGCCTACAAAGATAGCATCCCTGTTTATTAAGCCCATAATAGTTTGTATATTATGATTAGCCTCTCCGTTATCTTTAAAAGCATACTTGTTAAGCTTTCGATCTGTAGCTCTAAAAGCACTCATTGGATCTTTTAAAAATCCTTTAAATCCTTTCTTAACATCTTCTTTTAAAGTTAAAGGAACAGTATTTAGTCCTTCAGTATTAACTAAATCTGCAGCCCTTCTTACTTCATTCGATACAGAAATTACTGATTGCTTACCACCTCTTCTTTGTCTTTGATACTCCTCAATCTTACTAATGTTACTACGTTTATTAGACTCAGGGGAATATGCAGATATAGCAGCGTTAACATCAGCAAGTGTTTCAAAGTTATCTGTAACTCTGCCTTGCATAACTGTATTAAAGGAACCCCCAACAAGACCACCTGCTGCGGCATTGCGAGTAACATCTTTAGCAAGCTCATTCCAATCAATGGTAGCAGAGGTTAAAGCAGCTACACCACCTTGAGCAATTACTTCTTGTAAGCCTTCGGTCAGTGCTTCTCTTCCTCCAGCTCTTACTGTTGCTTTAACAAAGCTTTCAAAGCCTTGCCGTTGCAACATTTGTTTTTGAGCAAAGTCCTGTAATGTTTTACCTGTCTCTGATAGTGTGGTAGCAACATGTTTCTTTAATTGGGCTTCAGCTACTTCTTTAGCCACACCTTTTTCATCCATGATTGCTTGAACAAAAAAGTCTTTACCGTCCTTGGTAAGAATATTTTTACCAGTAAGCCCTACACCTTTAAGACCAAGAGCATCTACTGCACCAACAGCAAGCGCTAGTCCCGCTGCTTGATGAGGATCTTTTTCTCCTTCAGGCATACTTTGATATATCTGACCAACAGCCAGAGAAAAACCTACTCCAATAGAACCTGCTGCTGCACCAATAATTGTGCCGGGACCTGGAGCTACAGCAGTACCTGCAATAGCACCTACTTTACCGCCAGCATAAACTAAAGCTAGTTGAGGTGCAAACTCAATAATACTTTCTGTTGCCCATTTAAAAGCATCTCCGGGCCCCCGGATGTCAAACAAGTCAATAGAGGTATTAATCCCATTATACTTTTTGTTAACATCGTCTGCCCAATCTTCACTCCAATTTTGGTAAGACTCATTATTAACAAGATCACCTGACCATATATTAAAGGTAGCTGCAGAGCTTTCAAGGTTAACCATAGATCTTTTACTTGCGTTAACCCAACCAGCGAAAGTACCCGGTTGTTCTTTAGCTCGGTAAGCTATTGCTTCTTCTATTTGTTGTTGTGAACCGTAAAAAGGATTATCATAGTTAGTATTTATCTGAAGCATTTCAGATGCCTTCTTATATTGTTCTTTAGCTAATTCTCTTGTTTCTTTGTCTATGCTAGGATCATTAATTGTTTTCTCAAGAGATTTCATTTCTGCCTTAATAGCATTACCGTAGCCCCTTGATCCGAATATTAATTCATCAGAGGTATCTGCCATAGTACGCAGCATTGTTGGGCTCTGCGACACCACACTTTCTATGACTTCACTCGCTTGTTGGTAAGGAGTTAATGCTCTTTCACTACCATTAAGCCAAGCCATGTCCCTATTAATACCACGCTTAAGAATAAGGTTATATTGTTTTTCTTGTACACCCTCTCCCATATACATAGAAGGCTTAACTATATTCTCTGTAATAAGTTTTTCAGAAAACCTTTGGCCTGCTGCATTCTCAAGATCACCGACTTGCCTACCATAAGGATCTTTTTCCCCGGTAATAACAATTTTATTAAAGCCTTGTGACTGTGCTAGCTTAGCTATCTCTTCATATTGAGTAGAACCTGCATACGAACCAGCAGAAAATACCCCATCAGGAGTAATCTTAGCTGTCTCGCCTGCATCTCCAAAACCAAAGCGAACACTGCCCTCATTTCCATAAGGGTCAGTGTAAGCTACGGTATCACCATCAATAAGACTACCAGATACTTGAGTGCCGTTTAAATCAAACACCATGTTTTGTTCTGGTTTAACTTTTAAATCAAAAGTGTTATTATCAGGTGTAGAAGAGGCAACATCTATTGGCTCTGGAATAGTTAAATTAAAGGTATTCATGTTGCCTCCTGTTATAGGTTAAGTTTTGTTTGCATAAGCAGTTAATAGAGCAAATGCCATAAAGTCTGATGGTGCAGAATCAATCTTTTGTTTTTCATCAGCACTTAAACCCTGGTAATTAGTAGAGGATTTAATACTATCCATGGTAACTTCAGGATTCCAATTGCTTGCAGCAGTATTCATAGTAGCATTAATAATATTACTATCATTACCTAAAATCTTTTGGAAATCTCCAGTAAAAGATTTAATTTTAGAAGAAGGAACTATCTCTCCGTCCTTACTAATTTTACTTTGATCAAACAAAATGTCTCCACCTACAAACTGCATTTCAAATAAGGTTTCTGCATTAATAGAAGTAACACCCATGGCCTTTGCAAGCTCTGCGCCTTTACTTACCATAGTCATTAATTCCCGAGGATCGTTACGCATACCTTTTTCTCCCAGTTCTCTGGAAATACGCATAATATCTTCGGTAACTCCTGCCTTACCTCTTCCTTCAAAGATACCTTTTTCTCTGACTACTTCGCCATCTTCAGTATACTCTGACTTAAATAAGTCTTCATTCATAGTGTTAACGTGAGCTCTTACTGCAGCCAAGTAAGAAGTAATATCATCATCCTGATTTCTTTCTCTTAACTGCCCCATCATCTCTGAGGATAAAGGTACATAAGTTTCTACTTGTTTACCATCTACTGTTTTAGTAGTTTTAGTATATCTATTACCACCAGTACCTTCAAATACTTCCATTGCTTTAGTATAGCCAGGAATCATATAAAAAGTACCTGTGGCATTAGCATCAATACCTAACTTGCCTCTTGCAGTTTTGTTTTCAGCATTATCCATAAGGGCTTGTGCAGCTACTATATTACCTGCTAATAATTCTTTACGAATCTTGGAGGCAGCTTGTTTAGTATAATTACCTGATACAGCAGTAAATGCTTTGGCAGCTGCATCTGCACGAGCACTATTTCTAATACCACGAGCTTCAGCTTGTTTAAGAACAGTACCGCCTGCCCAGCGCATAGAGCCTTCATGTGAAGCGCCTGATGCACGAGACATAAGATAAAACCCAAGAGCACGGGTCATGTCTTGTGTTTCTAAACCAAACAAAGCCTTGAATATAGGGCCTAGCTTACCTAACAAAGATTGACTATCTGTGCCAGCACTATTAGCTGCTTGCTCTACTTGAACAGCGGTAAGTTCTGGAACAGAATTACCAGAAGCATTTGTTACTGTACCGTCTTTATTAGTAGTAAGTCCTGTTTCATTAGACACAGAGTCCATATCGTTAAGAACTTTTTCTCTGTTATCCATAGCAGGGTCTGCAGGAGTAGTAGGAGCAGGAACATCACGAATATTTCCCGGAGCAGTAAAGCTACCAGGAACATCTTCTGGTGAATTTAAAGAAGGAACCGCATTAGTTTCTGCAAAGGGAGATTGATCTAAAGTGCTTTTTATTGCAGCACCTCTTTCCTCATCGCTTAATTCCTCAGTTAAAGTTAATTGCTGGACTCTAGTTTGTACATCAATTTCTTTTAATCTATCTTGGAACTGACTAATTTGATTTTCAATAATAGGAAGTTCATCTGGAGAAGCGTTTGGTAAAGAAGATTGAAGTCTATTTATATTGCTTTCTATATATTTTCTTTCTGCATTAACCCTAGGGCTTTCTCCCATCATGTCAACATTCTCTGACATAGCAGCTATTTCTTGTTGTACAATAGGTTGATTATCTACCAGATCAACAACACGCATGTCGTTGCCAATTCCTCTGTCGTTATACACTTTGAGTTCTGATGCAAGGGCATCAATATTAGCTTGCACCCTGTTACGTTGAGGTGAAGAAGGAGGCATAGTTTCTAATTCATTACGTAGTATCTGAATATCATTTGCTAGCCGTTGAACATTCTCATAAGTATTAACAGGTACCCCGCCTCGTCCATTTGCTCCTTGGGCTAAAGTAGGACTAACCATAGGTACAGGTGGTGGTTGATCACCAGCAAAACCAGAAGGTGTTACAGGCAAAGGAGGTCTATCCCTAGGCATTACAGGCATTCCAGGAACAGGAATAATATTAGGATTAAATGCAGAAGGATCCATATCTGTTTCAGCATTTGCTGCTGCTAGTTGTTCTGCTGATAAACCAGAAACACCTTGAGGAGAACCTCTCATGTCCCCTGGTACTGGATTAGGGTTGCTTCCAAATAAATTTTTAAAGAAATCAACAAAGCCAGTACCGTCCGCATAGTAACGAGGCATTACTTCCGAAGTACCTTGATTATATTTAGCCAAGTTAGTATTATATAGTTTATCATTATACATAAAAGTACCGCCATCGCCACCAGCTGCAGCCCTTCCTGCGGCAAAGGCTTCATTGAAAGACTGTGCAGGCTGTGGGACTTGTTGCATCATAGGAACAGGACTAGCTTGCATTACCGCTTGTTCTACGGCTAAAGGTTGTGCAACATTTGTTTGAACAGAAGGTGCTCCTACAAATGTATCAGACAATCTAGGACTGTCCGGGACTCCTCTTGGCACAGGAACTCCTTCAAATCTAGGATCTTTCTGTGGCATAGGAATAGGAGCATCCGCAAGAGGACTTACAGTAATAGGTTCTGGTGCAGGTACCGGGTACAACGTAGGGTTGCCTTCTCTGAATGGGCCTACTGGCGGAGGTACGCTAAAGTCAGGTCCTCCTACTGAACCATAACCTTCTGCACTACCTAAATTACGTGGATCTTGCAAATCAGCAGGTCTTGCTTTTGGCGTTAAGCTAGTATTTACTGCCTGTGGAGTAGCATTGGTGTCCACGCTTAATGGCCTTGATTGTGGGCGTGGGCTAGTTTCTACTGCCACCCCCGGTGTACCAAATGCTTTCTGAGCATGCGCAGGAATATGCTCTCCTCTCCATCCCTTTGTTGAGCCCAAAGCAGCTGCATTTCTGTCATTTTGAGAAGCTGCAATTAACATAGCGTCAGGAACTTTCTTACCTGTATGATATCTTTCAGTAGTAAGTATAGCTTTCATTTCTTCGTTTAAAGAATCCCAAGAACCATTTCCAAACTTTTTATTATATTGTTCTTTAGTAGGTTCTTCGTATGTTTTGTACATTATAGGAGTAGCAATTGCAAGCTCTTCTTTAGTAAACTGAGGAATTGATATGCCATTATGGCTATCGTTATTTCCTAAATCTTTAGCAGAATTAAATCTATCTGACATTAACTTATGACCTATTGGTCTAGATAATGTCATTTTATCTTTTGTTTTTAATTTTTCCCAGCTACCTTTACCATTTTTTTGATTATAAAGTTTTGCAGCGGTCTCACTAGAAGTAAGCCCAGTTATTGGATCCTTAATTGTATCAGGATTTAATCCTATCCAACCTGCCTTTTCTGCTTTATCAATCATACTTAAGGGCAGGCCTAAGTCTACAAGTCCTTGGTAAGAGTGTTGACCAAAATCTATACCTGCGCCTACTGTTAATCCAGATTTATGTTCTGTAGGAGACAAATTTGTACTTTCATTAAGTATATATGGTGTATCCTCATAGCCTTCCAATCCTTTTAGAAATGTAAAGGTAGGTGAATTCATAAATTCCATGTTAACTACTCCTGTGACTGACGCATAGCTAACATATATTTCATTTCACTTTGCGACATCTTTTGATCGAAAGCTTGTTGCTTTCTTTTTTCTTCTGCTTCAAAAGCTTTCTTTTTAAAAGACATATCTTGAAGTAATTTCATTTGTTCTCGTTTAGCCTTGCCAGACAAGGGGCCAGCCATAACAGTCATGTCTACTTCAACAGGCATACCATCCGCCATATCATTAGCGGCTCTACCTTCATTAATCATAGCATTAATCGCAGGTTTGTTAGCTGGATTCTGTGCAGCTGGAGCAGGTATTACTGCTTCACCGGGGGTAAGCAGAGAAGGAACACTATCTACACCATCAGCGTAAGCCATATTAGTAGTAGGCTTTACACCTGCTGTACCATAGTTATACTTTCTTGCTTTACAAGAAGCACAGTTACAGTTCATACCAGCACAAGATGTACCATCTTTATACCCTTGTGCAAGAGGATCTGGACCGTAGTCTAAGTTAGGTACTGAGGATGTACCATTATTAAGTAAGAAAGGTAAGGCGGCAATAGCAAAAGGTCCCATTGCTGCCAACATAGGGGCAGCAGCTGCACCTGCAGCGCCTGTTCCTGCTAAAGTACCTAACATTCCTGTACCTGCTGTTGCAGCAGTAGTTGCCGTTGCAGCAGCAGGAGCCGTTCCCATTAACGCAGTAGAAGCTGCCTGTAAAGGGCCTTCCATAGCCATGTTTATACCTTTGTTTTTAGCAGTATTAACTAACATACTACCAAGACCAGGCTGTGATTGAACCATAGGGCCGCTTTGTACGTAGTTAGCCCCCATTCCTTGTTTTTGTTTTTCTGCCTCAAGAGGGTCTCTTCCTAAAAATGACATATTACTTTCCTCCTGAAGTGTTGGTGTTATCTTGTGTTGAAACTGAACCTGACTTTTCTGCTTGTGCCTTGGCAAGCATTTTATCTGCCGAATCAGCGCTCTTAGGGTTGCCGATTAAAACCCCATCTAAATAAACTTCACGGCGGTCATCTTTGTAGATAATACCGGTTCCACCGTTCTGAAGAGCCTCCAACTTTCTAGCTTGATCGTAACCACTGTCTCCCGGTCCAGCGGGTTTGTCATTGTCCGTTGCATGAGAGTAAGAAGTAACTTTATTTTCTTTTACTGGGCCGGTTATACTTTGTAAAAATTTATCTGTAAGTGTTGTTGCGGGAGCAGAAGGTACAGTAGTCTGACCCGGCACAATATTTCCACGGCCACCCGCTACAGATGGGCCAAGATTATAACCAAGGTTGGTTGATGTTCCATCGCTTGAGTGCATTACCGCCGGGCCACCCGGTAACATCGGGCTTGAGTCGTAATACTGACGCTGCTCGGGAAAAGTTGACGGAGTGTTGTCAATGTAACCGGGCGGGCGAACAGCTGTAGGGGTAACTATTGTATATGGAACTTCGTTGCCTGCAAAATCGGTTGACGTGTAAACGGTTCCGTCTGTTGGGGCAGTAGGGGTTCCTGTAATGGTCTCTGGAGAATACACACTTCCACCACTAGTATTTCCTACGCTTGTGGTAGTACCCTCTGGTGAGATAAAATAAGGGCTATTCTGATAATCAGAACGACCTGTTGTTACATTGCCATACATGTTAGAAGGTAAATTAGGATTGAAAGACTGAAATGTTCTTTGATTAGGGTTAATAAACATAGGATTAATAGTTTGGCTTTGTCCAGAAGCTATTACCCCAGGATTACTATTTGGTGGCATACCTCCCATTTACTTTCCTCCTGCTTTTTGTTGTTGTTGAGGCACAGGAGCACCACTAAGAAGACTACCTAAACGAGACAATCCTTGATAACCAGCATCCAGCTCTCTTTGTTGTTGTTCTTGTAGAGTGCTGCCCGCTTGACCTAGATAACCTGCAGTATCTCCTGCTTGTTTGCTTAGTTGGCTTGAAGAACCTAAAAGACTTTGTGCACCCTGGGCACGAGAAGCTCTGTCTGCTTGTTGTGCTTCATAGTCAATACCTGCAAGGGCACTAGCTAAATTAGCATCTCTTTCTTGATTAAGTATGCCAGCACGAGCACCACCAATTTGATTGGACGCTGCTAACTGAGAACCAATAGGAGCAAAGGCACCTTGGGCATCTCTGATAGCTTTAGTGCGAAGAGCTTCTGTGCTTGTAGGACTAAATGCCCCAGTACCCTGTGCTTGTTCCATAAATACATTTTGACCTGTAACACCAGTACCGTATTGGTTAGCTGCTAAGTTACCCGCTTGAGTCAAGGCATCAATACCTGATTGTTGAGCTGGGTTAAGCCCTGCAACTTTACTAAGGTCACCTTCAGTGTAAGCCGCAGACGCCTGTCCTGCTGCCTTCTCAATAAAAGGTTTATACCAATCAGGAATAGACTCTACGGTTTCACCTCCGCCACCACCTTTAAATGTCATAAGTCCAGAAGATCTAGGGTGTAGGTGACGCATAGGCGAGAAAGGGTTATATAAACTATTACTCATTTTTTAACTCCATTGAGTGTACCACGTACACCTCTTTGTATTTTTCGTTTTGAGCTCCTTCTAATTTGTTAAGAACTCTAGACCAGCCTTTTCTACCATACATTTCAATGCGTCTGCATCCTTTACGTCTAGCATAATCTTCTATAGTATGATGGGCTTCTTTATAGGTGTCCCATCTGCCACCATTAATTCCTGTTGTTGTTATTAAATGTAAAGACTTATGAGTAGCATAATAATTTATTTTAGTTATACTAACATTTATAATAACTTCTTCTTTATTTAAAACTATCCAGCACTGATAATTCTCTGGATTTTGTAACCAAGTTAAATAATCATAAGTAGTTGATTCATTAACAGAATGATCCAGAGCTGATTGTATTGCTGGCTCAATTGTCCTCCAGTTAGATATAATACTAGCAGGGTCAAGATGAATCACTTGCATACAATTACTCCTATGTTGGTTTTACTGGCCACGATACATTTAAAGGATCAGTTGTGTTACTAGGTAAGTTCCTTAAATGTTGTCTGTAAGTTGCCCAAGTAGTTGCATCTACTGGAGCATCAGGTACCTGTGTCCAGTCAGAATCTTTAAGTAAGTTATCTCTATGTTGCCTAAGTAGTATCCAGGCCGTATCTAAATTTTGTGTTTGTATTTCTGAATCGGATTTTCTTACTGCTAATCCATTTAATATTCTATACTCTTCCGCAGAGTATTCACCTTGTATACAAGGTTGATTAACTAATATGTCTTCAGAATAACCTTCAAAAGAATATTCAATATCACCAGTAATATCATTATATTTTGTATACTTGATCATTTAAATCTCCTTAACATAGTTAAACTAGCATTAGCAGAAGGAGTACCTACCCCGGATATATTAAAAACATTAAGAGTTACAGTATGGGTTCCTGCTGAAACAAACTTTGAACCAGAAAAAGTGTTACTTGCAGCCATAGTGCTGCCCGATCCTTGAACACTCTGTAATACTGTTCCGCCTATAGATAAGTAAATAGAAACACTGGCGGAAGAAGGGAAGCTCCCGAACAGTATAACAGTACCAATTGCTATAATATCTCCTGCAGTAGGCATATATATGTTTGTAGAAAAAACATAGGGTGCTGCACCTGATAGTGTAGAGAAAGGTACATTGCTAGACTGGGTAACTGCATTGTCTAATATTTTTGCGGTTGAAACTGCATCTCCTGCAAGGTTAATATTTTGTACAGCAAGGTTACCAATGTTAGCACTACCTACTGTAATACTACCAAGGTTAGCAGAGATAGCGTCAAGGCTACTTACGTTTATTTTATCAGCAGTGATGGCATTGGCAGCAATTTGACCGCCAGTAAGCTGACCTCGGATAGCAGCTGCACCAAACTCTGCATTACCAGTATCACGCTGTATTTGCCATCCCGAAGTTCCTGCTACATAGTTGTCACTTTCAATATCATCGGTTACCTGAATTGCCCCCGAAGGAGTTGTAAAGGAAATAGTTTGGGAATTATTACTACCATCAATAGTTACGGTAAAAAATGAAGACCACTCTCTTAAGCTAGTATCAGTAACATTTACTGGCGGTTGATTTTGACTCCAATTAGAAGTTAACCCTACAAAAGTAGATGTATTAATATTCCAACTAGTGGCATTAGGTGTGCTAGGAGAAGAAGATTGTAAATTACCGTAATAAACTTTACCTGTAATTATAGTATCTCCTGTGGCACCGTCTGCGCCAGCCGCAGCAGGAACACCTACTCTTGAAGCTGAAGTAAATTCACTTGCAGCAATAGTATCAGTATTACTTGAAGAAAAAGCACTGGCAGTAATTATCCAAGAATACTGCCCTTGACTTACAGTGGGGGCTGAGGTTGACCAACCGTTTAAGTTCCCCCCTGTCAAAGCTTGAGTGTCAAAAGTATAAGTAAAAGTTCCAGTTGGATCAGAAGGGGCACTGTTGCTATTCGTTACTTGATATAAAGTTATTAAAGCAGTATTTGCCCCATCTAAACCCGCAATACTAAATATTTCAGGAACACTAAACTCTGATGTAGGTATAGTATCTGTGGTTGCGTTAGCACTGGCGGTAGCTAAGGAAACAAATAAGTTTTCCCCGGCAGATAAAGAAGGAGGGGTAGTTGACCACCCATTGAGTGTACCCCCTGTAAGAGCTCCTGTTGCAAAAGTATAAGTAAAGTCTCCACTAAAAGTTTTACTTAAAGAAGAAGCTGTACTTTTGTTATAAAGAAATACTGTTGCATTATTAAGGCCATTGGAACCTATTATTTTTACCCAAGCACTATTTACAAACATCCAAATACTATTGGTAGCTTCTGAGTAAATCAATTGACCAACGGAGCCAGGAGTACTA